TAGAGAAGCATGGCGAACCTTTATTTAGAATAATTGATGAAGCCGCTAAAGGATTATGGGGAATGGGTAAAAGAAAAGTATTCTTTGTAAGTGGTAAGACCCCAGCTGATACGCGAGAAGAGATAAGAGCAATAACAGAGACAGAGAAGGATGCTATCCTTGTATGTTCTTATGGTACATTCTCTACAGGAGTTAATATAGTTAACTTACATAATATTATATTTGCTTCACCTAGTAAGAGTCAAATAAGAGTATTACAATCAATTGGTAGAGGATTAAGAAAGAGTAATTTAGATACTAAGATATATGATTTAGCTGATGACTTACATTGGAAATCTAATAAGAATTATACATTAAATCATAGTGCAGAAAGAATAAAAATATATGCTAAAGAAAAGTTCAAATTTAAGATTCACGAAGTCAAATTATTATAAATACGTATATGAACAGAATGAATAAGAAATTTCCAAAACATTTAGAAGATGTTCCAGTAAGGTTATATAAGCTCGTTAATGGAGAGAATATTATAGCATATACTCATAATGTAAATGATACGCCAAATTCTTCACTAATTCAAATTGAAGAGCCAATGAAATTAATTATAGAACCGGAAAACCATTTTGTTTTAACTCCTTGGTTACCATTCTCTAATGATAGTTTACATACCCTTGAGTCATATAATGTTTTATTACATACTGATTTGTCAACTGATGTTAAAGCCATGTACATGAAGATTGTTTTAGATGGAGTAAGTCATGAGAGAGATCGTTTAATAGATGAAACAAACTTGATAAAGGGTAACGCCACAACCCACTAATACTATTCCCCCGCAGAACACAGTTCTTATTATATCATAGTTTTGCGGCTTTGTACATACTTTTAGCAAAATAAATATGCAAATAACTGATAATGCCATAGAAAAAGTAGCTGGAATGATTACCGGAGACGAAAGTTTACGTGTTTACATATCAGGTGGTGGATGTTCAGGCTTTAATTATGGCTTTAAATTAGATGAGACATCAATTGAAGGTGATTTTAGTATTAAAAAAAATGGTGTGCAAGTGCTTGTTGACCCTATGAGCTATCAATATTTACAAGGCATATCTATAGATTATGTCCAAGACTTGCAAGGAGCAAGATTCCAAATAAGTAACCCCAATGCAAAAACAACATGTGGATGTGGCTCATCTTTTAGCGTATAAGTATGTACATTTAGGCATTATGTGATATAATGTTTATACACATGGAGATATTATGATTGAAAAAATTAAACCTAGAGATAAACCCCATTACGTAAATAACCGACAGTTTTCATATGCTGTCGTTGACTATGTGACTGAGGCAAATTCTGCCAAAGGAAGGGGAGATAAAAACCCAGTAGTACCAGATTATATTGCTATATGCTTTATGAAGATATGTGAAGGTCTATCCCATAAACCAAACTTTGTACGATATACATACAGAGATGAAATGGTAATGGATGGAGTTGAGAACTGTCTTAAAGCAATATACAATTATCGAATAGATGCATCTACCCGTACAGGTAAACCAAATGCATTTTCTTATTTCACACAAATAGCTTACTTTGCTTTTATACGTAGAATCGTTAAAGAAAAGAAACAGCAAGACATTAAATTCAAATTCATGGAACAAGCAAATATCGAAGACTTCGTATCTGCTATTGATATTAATAGTCCTATTGACCAATCATTCCTTGATACACTTCGTGAAAAGATATCTAAAATCAGAGAAGTAGATACTCAAATTAAAGACTTTGGAAAGACAGAAAAGGTTAAAAAGAAAAAAGGTTTAGAAAAGGTTATGGGATGACTCATAGAGATTTGTTAATTATTGGCTATGGTGTAGTCGGTCAAGCTGTATATGAAGGTCTAAATAAAGACGAAGATAACTATATACAGATTTTAGACCCCCCAAAAGATATGAACATCTTAGATGATGGCATTAATGACTATTCAGATTATAGTTATTATGATGGTATTATAATATGTTTACCTACACCTAAAGGAGTACGAGGTGAATGTGATGATATGATGGTTGAGCAATGCCATAGAGAAATACGTTTAATAGCTCCAGCAGTACCTATTCTTATTAAGTCAACTATATCAATTGAATTGGTTGAGTTACTTGAAGATGACCAAGAGGTAACATATAATCCAGAGTTCTTAACAGAGGCTGATTCAAATGAAGAGTTTTGTTATCAGAAGTTTGCTATATTCGGTGGACATCATTGTAGATCGTGGTATGACCTATATATAAATTCTGGTATTAAAATAGATAAGGTACGATTTACTTCTATGAAGAATGCGGCCTATGCAAAATATACCATAAATAGTTTCCTTGCAACCAAGGTTATATTTTTTAATGAGTTATATAATATGTATTGTGATGATGGTTTTGATGAGTTGACAGATATAGTATCAATGGATGAACGTATTGGTAAGAGTCATATGATGGTGCCAGGACCTGATAGAGAATTTGGTTTTGGTGGTATGTGTTTTCCAAAAGATACATTAGCTTTTGCTACGTCTGCTTCTAGAAAAGATTCACCATTAAAATTATTAGAAGAAGCTATTTTAATTAATAATGAATTACGCTAATTAATGGCTGCATTTAAATCAATAAAATGGCAAGGTGTCAGAAAGAAAACTAGTCAAGGTAGACGATGGATTAAAACCTCATCAATGAATAAAAATAAGAAAGCATCATTTAAAAAATATAGAGGTCAGGGATGAATATAATAATGACAGGACATCACGGTTATATTGGTGAACATCTAGCCCCATACTTAGAAGAAAAAGGCCATATTGTATATGGCTATTCAGGTGATGTAAGAACATTTAATAGTAGATACCAAAGATACGGATTTGATATGGTTATACATCTTGCTGCTCTAGTAGGTGTTCGTAAATCATTAGAAACTCCTGAAAAATATTGGGATGTAAATGTCAATGGTACAAGAGCTGTCTTTGCTTGGTGTAAAGAACATAATGCAAAATGTTTATATGCTTCTTCTTCAAATGCTATAGAATGGTGGACTAATCCTTATGCTACAACCAAAAAGGTTAATGAACTTGATGGAAAAGATTTTGTAGGCTTTAGACCTCATACAGTTTATCCAGGAAGAAAGGATATGCTATATGATAGAATGATAAACAACCCTGAATCAGTTAAATATATTAATGGAAGACACGAAAGAGATTGGACCCATATAGAAGATATTTGTTCCGGTATATGTACATTGCTAGAAAACTATGATATAATGGTAGGTAAGGTGCAAGATATTGGAACAGGCAAATCTACATCTCTAGCAGAAGTAGCAGCAATTTTAATGCCATGGAATACTCCAGAGAAAAGATTTGAGAATCCACCACATGAACGTGTAAAGACATGTGCAGATATAACAGAATTAAAGGAGCTGGGATGGACCCCAACACATACTATAATTAATGCGGTTTAAAAATTTTATATGGTCATTTCCAAGGGCTTTAGATTCTGATACATGTGATTATATAATTGAATATGGATTATCCCAAGAAATGTTGCAAGGGATGACTTCTATAGGTAATGTAAGTATAGATAGAGATTCAGAGGTTGTATGGTTATATGACCCATGGATTTTAGATTTAATATATCCTTATGTTTATAAAGCCAATAAAGAAGCTGGATGGAATTTAGATTGGGAACCAGTAATGGCATTACAATTTACAAAATATGACCCTGGACAATTCTATGGTTGGCATAGGGATTCATTTGCTGAACCATTCAAAGATGGTTTAATAAGAAAGCTAAGTGTCACTGTAAATCTAAATGATAATTTTGAAGGTGGTGATATGTACTTTGACCCTGAAATAAAATATGGTAAGACAAAGCCTGTAAAGAATTATGCAGGAAGACCTCAAGGTTCTATTAATGTATTCCCATCACATATATGGCATAAGGTAGATAAGGTAATAAAAGGTACAAGATATTCATTAGTTGTTTGGTTAAAAGGAGCACCATTTAAATGAAGATAGCATTATTAAATGATACCCATTGTGGTGTTAGGAATTCTTCACAGATATTCATAGACTTTCAGGAACGGTTTTATAATGAAATCTTCTTTCCATTTTGTAAAGATAATGACATAAAACATATTATACATCTTGGTGATTATTATGACCATAGAAAGTTTGTAAACTTTAAAGCACTTAACGCTAACCGCAGACATTTTCTTGAGCCTATGAAAAATGCTGGTATGACCATGGATATTATTCCAGGTAACCATGATGTATTCCATAAGAATACTAACGAGCTCTGTTCTCTTAAAGAACTATTAGGATATTATACAAGCAATATCAATATTATTATGAAGCCATCAACGTTGAACTACGATGGATGTGATGTACATTTAGTACCATGGATTAATCCAGAGAATTGGGATATGTCCATGAATTTCTTGGCAAGCAATAAAGGTATTGTAATGGCTCATTTAGAGTTAGCTAACTTTGAAATGATGAGAGGTATTAAACAATTGTCCGGAATGGGTATGAGTAAAGAACCATTTAAACATTTTGATATGGTTTTATCAGGTCATTATCATGCAAGTTCACAACAAGAGAACATAAGATATCTTGGATGTCAAATGGAATTCACATGGGCTGATGTAAATGACCAAAAATACTTTCATATATTCGATACAGACACAAAAACAATAGAGGCAATACCTAATCCGTTAGTAATGTTTGAGAAAATATATTATGATGATACAGATACAGATTACACGAATTATGATATAAATATACTTACAGGCAAATTTGTTAAAGTAATTGTTGGGAATAAGTCTAACCCATTCATGTTTGACAAATTTATTGAACGAATATCAGAGCTAGATACACACGATTTAAAAATAGCTGAAAATTTCTCTGAGTTCTTAGGTGAGAATGTTCTTACCAACATAGAAGATGTAGAAAATACAACCGACTTAATGGCAAGTTATATAGATGGTGTGAATACAGATCTTGATAAAGATAAGCTCAAGACGCTGATGAACAGTCTATATAATGATGCCATAGATATGGAGATACAATAATGATGAAAATGGAAAAAGTTTCAAAAACAAGATGGGCAATGTTAGTCTTTTTAGGAGTAATTCTATTTGTGGTACTATCAGGCTGTGCAATGTTTGAAGAGCAAATGAATACTATGAAAGGTTTAGCAGGTTTTGCTCCTGATAAAGAAATTATAGAATGTACAAGTAATACGGAGACTGGATGCGAAGGATGGGTTCAAAGCGAGACGACAACTACAGAATAATGTCTAAACCCAAATGGGTTTTATGGTTTATATATCAGTCTTGGGTTACAGTAATGATGATATGTTTATTCATGTTGCCATTTATAATATATGCTGATATTGGAAGTTTAGAAGAAACATGGACAGACTTTAGTCCAGAACCAGCTATGCATTTAATTGAAGGCGGTGTTGGTGATCCAAGTACTGATATAGTTAAAGAAGAAAAACTTGATAAAGAAAAATATAGAGTTTATTTCGAAGATAGAGAATTAGTATTGATGGTGCTTGGTGGTATTGAATGGTGGTACTCAAATTGTGGAACACTATCAGGCCCTGGTAATTACTTTATGAGTGCTGCCATCACTAAACATAAAATAAGTAAAGAAGAAATGGCTGAATCACTAATCTTTCAAACTGGACATTTTGCTGCAGCATTATATAATGATTGTGATGTATTTTTAGAGCAAACAAAAACTATCGGTTTAGATATAATGCTTGAAAAAACACCAAAACTAGAACTCGAAACGGTAGATAATCTTTCAGACTCAGAAGCTTAAGTATGTACAATTAAGCTTTATATGATATAATATACCCATGATATTATTCAAAGAACTTACTTACAAGAACTTTCTCTCAACAGGCAACAACCCCATAAAAATACAACTCGATAAGGAGAGGTCAACTCTTATCGTAGGTACGAATGGGTCTGGTAAGTCTACAATCCTTGACGCATTATCTTTTGCCCTATTTGGTAAGGCACATAGAAATGTAAATAAAGGTGGATTAGTTAATTCAGTTAATGGTAAAGGATGTAAAGTTACTATAGAATTTGATACAGCTGGTCATAGTTGGAAAATTATAAGAGGTATTAAGCCAAACATATTTGAGGTATGGCAGAATGGCAAGATGATAGACCAACAAACAAATGTTAGAGACTATCAAAAATTCTTAGAGCAAAATATTCTTAAGCTCAATCATAAATCATTTCATCAGATTGTCGTTCTCGGTTCGAGTTCGTTTATACCGTTCATGCAATTAAAAGCATGGGATAGACGTGACGTCATTGAGGACCTATTAGATATTAGTGTGTTCTCGAAGATGAAGCAAGTATTAAAGATACGTAATACCATAAGTAAAGATTTAGCAAATACAAATAGAATTGCATTAGATAATCAGAAAGATAAAATAGAATATCAAAAGAAACATATAAATCAATTAGAAGCAATTAATGAAGAAGCTAATAAATCATTTACCGCTGATATTGCACTTGCTCAAACTGAAATCGATTCTTTAAAAAAACAGTTAGATGAATATCCTCCTGGTTTACTTGGCAATCTCAATTCCTTAAAGAAAGTCAGAGAAGGTTTAACTAATGCTAAGGGTAGATGTACTCATGTTATGAAAGAGCTTGTTAGTACAGCTAAGTTCTTTGAGAATAATGATGATTGCCCTATGTGTACACAAGAGATTAATGAACAATTAAAGACTGCAATGCTTATTAAAGTCAAAGACCAAGCAAAGAAAATACAACAAGAAATTACCCACAATACAGTAAAGATGGATTCTACTATTGAAACATTAGATGATGTACAGGCACAGATGTCTAAAATGGCTGATATTAGTTCTAAGATATCTACTGAAACAAATACTATGACACGTTTAGTGAATAAGAAAGTCAAAGAAGTTAATATTGATAAGCCAGCTAAAGAGCTTGTGGATATGACCTATGACCTAATTGATATACAAGACAACCTAGTAGAAGCTGAGGATGAGATATTATATAACAAAATAGCCGCTGAAATGCTCAAGGATACAGGTATTCGAACGAAAATAATTAAAGAATACTTACCAGCAATGAACACTTTGATTAATAAATATCTCCAGGTACTAGAATTTTTTGTGGCTTTCCAATTAGATGAGAACTTTCAAGAGACAATTAAGTCAAGACATCGTGATAAATTTGTATACGATAATTTCTCTGAAGGTGAGAAAATGAGAATTGACTTGAGTCTATTATTTACATGGCGTCAAATAGCCAAAATGAAGAACTCTACAAACACAAATCTATTACTTTTAGATGAGACATTTGATTCATCTCTTGATGAGGATGGTGTGGATAATTTGCTTAAGATATTATTGACACTTGAGGATGGTACAAATACATTTATTATATCACATAAGCCAGACTTACTTGAAAATAAATTGAAAGACAAACTGGTGTTTAAGCGACGTAATAATTTTTCT